TGAGCGGGCTACGGGCCGTTGGGTGCCGTCTCCCCGTTCGGGGAAATAGCAGCGAGCGGGTGGCAGGTCTGCCCGCTCGCAAACTAACCGGGTTAGTCGGTCATCCGTTAGCAACAAGCGGGTTTGATGTTAACGAAACCCGGTTTTGTTAACAACAAAGGGAGAGACGACATGAGGGAAACGCTGGACGCCATCGCGGAAGCGTATTTTCGCAAGGCCGATGTCTTTTCGATAAGGGCTATGCTGGCACTCGCTAAGGCTCTGGAGGAAGCCCATAGGCTGGGCTGGGATGACGCCGCGAGACATTACGAAACCGAGGAGGACACCTCTCGAAGATATTCATACCCGGACGCCTACAACCAAGGGGTGGATGCTGCTAAGGCAAAAAAGCGTTATCACGAAAACCCCTATCCTTATGGAGCGCCGGAAAATGACTACTGGCGCGATGGCTTCTATGACGCAGGGGGCTATCAAGCAAAACCGCCGATTGGCTAAGAAAACCTCTCATGCTCGTTGAAAACCGTTCACAAATACCGGTTGACATGTTGGCTGGGTATGGTATGAAGGGGCATCAGCAAGGGAGAGACAGAGATGACAACCGAAGGCAAGAAAATCCCGCAGGCGCTGCGCAGTATGCCCGCGCGCTATCTTGAAAAGGCGCCCGAGATCGTGCGGGGGGAGATCATAGACTTGATCGCGGTCAGGCCCGCCGCGCCTGTCGGTTATTCGCCGCCGCATTTCGACGTTATCTTGAGACCTGAACCGGATGCGGTGGATATCGTCGGAGTTGACTTTAGTGTATATGGGGCGCGCGGCTGTCATTTCTTCCTGAACCGGCATGATGCGAGGGCATACCGGGAACGCAATCGGCGGAAGCGTGTCGCCTGGAACGACTTGCCCGAACTCACAAAAGCGGCGGTCCTCGCATACCTGAAAGTGGAGTCGGAGGGCCGGGAATGAAGAAAATCCGCAGCTTTGAACCGGGTGATCGCTATCGCTTCGACTTCGGCCTTTGCTCCTGCGCCCGAGGATGGGCGCAGGTTAACACCGCGCAGGATGCCTCATGGTTCGGCACTTGGGCCTCACCCTCCGAACGCATCATCCTCAGCTTCGCCGAGGGCGATGTCACCCGCACCGTCTGCGATACTGACGAGGAATTCGCCGCCGCCCTGCGCGAGATCGATTGCTGGAACCGGGATGATGGCTACGGCCCGGCCCGGATCGATCCCGGCTTCGATCCGGCGCTGAAGGCGGCGTTAGAAGCGGTCGGGCTGGGGGATATGCTGCACTGACAGGGGGCAGGCGAATCACATGGAAAATTAGGGCGGGGCTTGTCCCCGCCCGACTTTCCCCCTGTCAGGCGCGCGGGGCGCGCGGTTGTCATGGTGAAAGCGGAGAGGAGTCAAGCTATGCGGAATGTTGTGGAATATCGGGGAGTCATCATCTGGAGAAATGAACCCGGTTACGGGTTGCGCTGGTATGCCACCGGCTACGGTGCGGCGGATACTTTGGCGGGCATGAAAGCCCTGATTCGGGAAAATATCGTGGGCGCTCGATAGCCCCCTCAGTGAAAATCAGGGAGAGACAGAGATGACCAACGACGAGATCAAAGAAACCATCGAACAAACGGGCGCCATAAGCGTTCTATGCCATGGCCTGACGCAAGCTAACCGCAGGTGGCTTTCCGCTGAGGTGAAGCGTGGGACGTATTGGGTATGGTGGGATTACAGTTTCCCAAAGCCGGTCAAAAACTGGATACTTCCGCCAAATCGTGGGGGACTATGGCGACTTGCCGCAAGATAAGGCTGGCAATGTCATAATCAGGAGGCGCGACGGGTCAAACCTTCGCGCCTCTTTACTTGTCAAGGCACATTCACCATAATGCGCTCGAAAGCGAGAGTGCAGGCTATGGTCAATCCAAATCCAGTTCCGCCGCCTGTTGAGACACGCTGGAAGGCGGGACAGTCTGGCAATCCGGGCGGGATATCGCGCGAACGCCGCAGGCTTATCAATGAGGCCGCAGAAATCGCCGCGCGGGTGTTGCTGGCTCAGATGCAAGCCGTAGAGCAACAGGCGCAGATGAGCGCGGGCGAGACAATTACCGCAGACGTTCACCGCGTGGTAAAGGACGTGCTAGACCGCGCGGATGGCACCGCGAGGCAGTCTCTGGATCACACGTCAAGCGATGGCAGCATGTCGCCGACGCGGATCGTGATCGAAGCCGCAGATGACAACAGCGCGGATTAAGCTGCCGCCGAAGGTTCTGCCGGTCCTGTCGGCTAATCGAGGTTCGGCCAGGTATCGTTGCCTGTTCGGCGGGCGCGGATCGGGCAAGTCCTACAGCGCAGCAATCATGGCGGCTGTATGGGGCTATGCGCAGCCGATGCGGGTGCTTTGCGTCCGGGAGTTTCAGGCCAGCATCAAGCAGTCGTTTCACGCGGAGTTGAAGGCCGCGATTGAGGCGCATGACTGGCTCGCCGCTCACTATGACGTGGGCGAGGACTATTTGCGCGGATCGAACGGGACGGAGTTTATCTTTCGCGGCCTGCGGCGGAATGAACAAAGCATCAAGTCTCTGGCCAAGATTGACCTGACCATTGTGGAGGAAGCCGAGGATATTCCCGAGGCGGCATGGCTTGCGCTAGAGGCGACGGTATTCCGACAGCCTATGTCGGAGCTATGGGCGATATGGAATCCGCAGACAGAGAACAGCCCCGTTGATCGGCGCTTCCGCAAATGGAAACCGGACGGGATGCTCATTGCCGAAGTAAACTGGCGAGACAATCCCTATTTCCCGGCGGGGCTGGAAGCCTTGCGGAAGGAACAGGAACAGAACCTCGATCCTGCGATTTACGCTCACATATGGGAAGGCGCATATCTGGCGCAGGTGAAGGGCGCATACTACGCAGACCATATCAACAGAGCGCGTCAGGAAAACCGGATCGGCTTCTTTGCCCGTCACAGCATGAATAAAGTTCACGCGGTTTGGGATATCGGGTCCACCTCGACGGCGGCGGATGCGACTGCGATATGGATCGTGCAATACATCGGCGAGGAGGTCCGGTTCCTGGACTATTACGAAGCCGTCGGGCAAGAGTTCGCCGCGCATGTCGGGTGGTTGCGGGGGAACAACTGGGGCGATGCGGTATGCGTCTTGCCGCACGACGGGGCGAGACATGATGCCGTTTTCAGCGTCACGCCTGAAAAGTTCTTGCGCGAGGCGGGTTTCCAGACTGTCGTGGTGCCGAACCAAGGCAAGGGCGCGGCGATGCAACGTGTTCACGCGCTGCGCGGTATCTTTCCCCGGTGCCGGTTTCATGAGGAGCGGACAGAGGCGGGACTTGCGACCTTGGCGCTGTATCATGAGCGCTTTGACGAGGAGCGCGGTATCGGGCTTGGCCCGGAGCACGACAAGACAAGCCATTGCGCCGATGCTGCGGGGCTTGCAGCGGTGTATGCATCTCAGGCCATGAATGCGGGGCAGGCAAAGCTACCGCCGCTCAAGCGCAATCTGCGGGGCATTGCATAGCGCCGCGCTAGGTTTTGTGGTAATGTCCCGGCAGGAGGCGACATGCAGTATCGCGGGCTAATGGACGGAAAGAGCTTCGGGCCTATTGCTGGCCTCTTCGATGCTATTGGCGTCAAGCGATATGGCGCGGGGGATAACCGGGAGGCTGTTGGCCGGACGCTGGACGAAATCCTTGCGCAGATTAACCGGCCAGCGACTGCGGCGCGACCTGCGGAAAGACGCGCGGCGCGTCCTGTTGCCCGGTCGGTGAGTGATGTATCGCGGTTTCTTCCGCCCGAGCCGGTCACGACAACATCGCTTGATCGCATGAGCACGGATGATTTGATCCGCATGATTGAGGCAACGCTTAGGAGGGTGGGCTAATGCCGCTCAAGAAGGGCAGTTCAAAGAAAACCATCGCCCAGAACATCAAGGCCGAGATGGCCTATGGTAAGCCTCAAAAGCAGGCGGTTGCCATTGCCATGTCGAAGGCTAAGAAGAAATGACGCTGGCGACGTATAGCGACCTTCTGGCCGCGATTGCGGACACGCTCAACCGTGATGACCTGACGGCGGTTATCCCGTCTTTCGTGGCGATGGCGGAGGCGCGGGTTAACCGGGATGTGCGTCATTGGCGCATGGAAAAGCGGGTGACTGCGCAGCTTGATCTGCAATACAGCACCTTGCCCGGTGACTTTGTGCGCCCGATCCGCTTGCAGCTTGTGGCGGGTGGTGAGGTCAAGCCGATCAGCACGGCGCAGATGTTGCAACTGCGGGCGGATCGTGATGACCGAGGGGGCAGGCCGGAGCACTATGCGTTGACTGCCGGGTCGCTGGAATTGTTCCCGACGCCGGACAAGGCCTATGACGCCAGCTTGGTGTATTATGGCCGGGTGCCTGCGTTGACTACGCTTGCCCCGACGAATTGGCTACTGACGGAAGCTCCTGACGTGTATCTCTATGCGTCTCTGGTGCATTCTGCGCCTTACTTGAAGGACGATGCGCGACTGCCGGTATGGGAGGGCTTGGCGGCGCAAGCGATTGATCGACTGAATATCAGCGGCTCGGATGCCAAGTATGGCGGCACCGGCTTGGTTATGCGGACACGAAGGGGCGCAGCATGAGCTTTAGCAATCACCTTGAAACGCTAGTCCTGCAATGGGCTTTTACCACGGGATCGGCTACGCGCCCGACCCAATGGCATGTCGCGCTTTACACGGCAGCGCCAAGCGATACGGGCGGCGGGACGGAGATTTCCGGAAATGGTTATGCCCGGGTGGCGGCGACGTTCACCGTCTCGGGCAACTTGGCCACGAATGCCAGTTCTTTGGAATGGGCGGCTGCGACCGGATCGTGGGGCACTGTGACCCATGCGGCGGTGTTTGACGCTGCGACGGGCGGGAACATGATTGCTCATGGGGCGCTGACATCGGCCCGGACAATCAACTCGGGCGATACTTTGCGCATTCCTTCCGGTGACTTGGATATCACGCTGGATTAATGCCATGATGCGGCTTTTGCGGGATATCTGGGGCGAGGCGAATACCCCGGACGACTATTCGGATAGCCCATACGAGGCTTTCATAAACCAATTCGGGCATATTGCGCTCGGGGCTTTCGTCTGCGCGCTGGTGGTGTCGGTTTATGGGGCGATTGCGGGCGAAATGCCGTCGCGCGTGGGCGTGTTCTTTTCGATCCTGGTGCTGTATTTTGTGCTAATTGAGTGGAAATTGCAGGGGTATCGGCCTTCGGACAGCATCACGGATGCGGCTTTCGTCGGGATCGGCGCGGGCTTGCCTCTGGTGGCGATGGAGGAAGTCCGGGTCTGCGGGCGTAGGTTGCTGGATTTGAACGAGGGCGCTGCGCTGGTGGTGCTGATTGGCGCGGCGGTGGCGCTGTTTTCGCATGTCGCCTTGATCGTCAGGCGGCGCAGGCTTGAGGGATCGTGATGGCGCTGAAACTGGCAGATCGGGTCAAGGTATCGACGGCGACCACGGGCACGGGGGCGGTGACGCTTGGCTCGGCGGTGGCCGGGTTTCGGACCTTCGCGCAGGGTGGCGTGGCGAATGGCGAGACTGTCCGGTATGTGATTGAGGACGGCACGGCTTGGGAGATCGGGTCGGGCGTTTACACGGCCTCGGGCACGACGATGACGCGGGTGGTGGATGCATCATCGGCGGGCGGGACGACGGCAATCAGCCTGTCCGGGTCTGCGACCGTTTACATCACGGCGACGGCGGCGGATATCGCGGCGCAGACCGAGGTCTCTATCTACACCACGGTCGGGACGACGACCTGGACCAAGCCATTCGGCGCAAAGTGGGTCGAGGTCATCGTGGACGGCGACG